TGTCTCTTATCATCCCGCAACCGATAAATCTCATCAGCCACTGTACCATATCGTTCATCGTCCGGCGAAAGGGATATAAGTTCCCTCTGCCTTGCTGTCAGTTTCTCTTCGATCTCCCGGATGGTCAGCTCGCTGCTACCGCCGAGAGCGGCATCCATGCTCTTCCTAAAAGTATCAAAGAACCCGTCATCGAGCACCATCACCTGGTTGATGGCAGATGCCACAGCTTCATGCAGTATCTCCTCTTTGACCGTCCTTGCCGGACAGTCGATCCCGCTTGTTTTCTTGAGCACCCTGCTCACACACCGCCATACCGTTGATCTGCAGCCTCTGTTGTTCCACCTGATCCTCCGGTATATGTCTCCGCAGTGCCCGCAGAACACGATGCCGGACAGAGCATATTTGCTGCTGTAAAGCCTGCGCTTCTTATCGGCACCGCTTTTGAGGTTCGCCCTCCTGTCCATCTCTTCCTGCACACGCATAAAGATGTCCTTCGGTATGATGGCTTCGTGGCTGTTCTCCACGTAGTACTGCGGAGCGATGCCGTTGTTGACCACCTTCTTCTTCGTCAGGAAATCAGTGGTATAGGTCTTCTGAAGGAGCGCATCTCCCATGTACTTCTCGTTGCGGAGCATCTTGTGTACCGTTTCCGGCCGCCACTTCTCTTTATGTGCTCCGGTAAGGATCCCATCACGCTCCAGGCCCTTGCATATCTCGACCAGGCTTGCCCCCTCAAGGTACTCCCGGAAGATTCGTTTGACCACTTCGGCCTCTTCCGGCACGATGACAGCCTGTCCGTCTTCCCCTCTGGTGTACCCCATGAATTTTCCGAAATTTACCTGCATCTTTCCCTGCTGAAAGCGGTACTGGATGCCGAGCCGGATGTTCTGTGACATGGACTGGCTTTCCTGCTGTGCAAGAGATGCCATTATGGTAAGGAGCACCTCACCCTTTGAGTCCATTGTGTTTATCGATTCCTTCTCGAAATAAACAGGAATCTCCTTCTCCTTCAGCTGCCGGATATACTTCAGGCAGTCAAGTGTGTTTCTTGCAAATCTGCTGATGGACTTAGTCACCACCATGTCGATTTTCCCGTTCATGCAGTCATCGATCATGCGGTTGAAGTCATCTCTCTTTTTTGTGTTGGTGCCGCTGATCCCATCATCCGCATAGATCCCTGCGAGTTCCCACTTCGGATTGTCGCTGATGAACTTTGTGTAGTGTTCAACCTGTGCTTCATAGCTCGTTGCCTGCTCGTCACTGTCAGTCGATACACGGCAGTAGGCTGCTACTCTTGTCTTCGGTATCTCTTCTGCCTTTGTCTTCCCCGCCGCTTTCTTTCGCGCAGGAATGACAGTGATGTTCCTGACCTGCTCCATTCCTGACCTCCTTTATCTTGCTGTATATGTAAGCTGCCTGTTCGAACGGATCCGTGAACCTTTCCTCTGCCGGTTCCATACGGAACGTAGTTGGAACAGCCGGCTTTCTGTAATCTTTATGTACCCCGATATTCCTTCCGCGCTGCTGTGCTCTTGTCTTCAGCATCTCTGCCACCCTTCGGAAAATATCCTCATCGATGATTGCCGGGTAGAACCCGTCCCCCAGGTATCTTCTGTTGGTCAGCAGGTGTTTTACTGAAGAATGGGTAAGGCTGAGTCCGGCTTTCATTGCAGCCGTGCAAAGAGCCGTACCGGAAAGGTACTCGGTATATATCATCCTGACCTGCGCTGCTTTCTCATCATCGATCACAGCCCGCCCGTTTTCTATCCTGTAGCCGTATGTCGTGTTTCCCATCTCACATCTCCTCTATAAGCCGCAGTCCGCATTTGAGAACGAACTCCACTTCTGTTTGAGAATGTATGACGATATGATCCACAAACCGGACGAACAGTTCCTCGTCATATTCTGTCCTCATTTCTCCGGGATCAAGAAAGCGTATCAGTTCCTCGACCTCTGCTATCTGTGTAAGAATTGAATTGATGCCGGACTTCAGATCTGCCAGTTCTTTCTCCAAACCCTCGTACTCCGACAGCAGGTTGTTGTTCTCCTCATTGAAGATATCCGCATCCAGTAGTCCCTGCGTCAGCATCGTCCGGAGCCGTCCTCTCTGGTTTGCATTGTCCTCGATCCTGTCCCCGATTTCATTGATGCGGTCTACACCTTCTGTCCGGTCAGAAGACCGAAGAGCGTTCAGGAGCGGTTTCAGCAGCTTGTTTTTCCCGAAAGCCAGTTTATTCATCATAGTCATGAATGCTGCCTGCAGTTTATCCTGTGTGACGGGCTTCATGTGGCAGAAGTTCTTGTCCTCTATGTGCTTTGTACAGGACCAGGTTATGAACTGTCCGTCTGCTTTTTTCCTGATCTGTCTCTTGAAAGTGCCCCCGCATTCTCCGCAGATGATCCTGCCCGAAAGGACATACCTTCTGCTGTACTTGTCTGATCCGCTGACTCCGCCCTTTTCCGCAAACCTTGTCTCCATCAGTGACTGCACAGCTTCGAACTCCTCCCTGGAGATGATTGCCTCATGGTGATCCCGAACGACATACTGGTCCGCATCACCATTATTATTGCGTCTTACAAAATTGTCATCCGTCCAGGTTTTCTGAAAGACCACATCCCCGGTATATTTTTCGTTTCTGAGAACAGCATTGACCGTCCTTGCCCGCCATTCGCCGTCACGCTTCGTCTTCACATTCCTCTTTTTCAGTTCCTCTGCTATCGCAGTTGTGCTCATGCCGGAAAGGAATGAAACGAACATCTGCCGCACGATCTCAGCCTCTTCCGGAATGACTACCATCCGTCCGTCAACATTTGCGTAACCGTATGGCGGATAGCTGATGATGAATGTTCCGTTGCTGAATCGTTTCTGAACGCTCCATTTTGCATTCTTTGAGATCGATACTGATTCTTCTTCAGCAAAGCTGGAAAGAATCGTCAGCATGAGTTCTCCTTCCATATCCTTTGTATTGATGTTCTCCCGTTCGAAGAAGATGTAAATATCCATCTCTGCCAGTTTTCTGACGAGTTCCAGGCAGTCGGTCGTGTTACGGGCAAATCTGCTGATGGACTTTGTAACGATGAGGTCGATCTTACCGTTCTCACAGTCCTCAATCATCCGCAGGAGTGCGGGCCGCTTATCCTTTTTCGTTCCGGTGATGCCCTCGTCATAATACAGTCCTGCAAAAGTCCACTCCGGATTCTTTTTGATGAAGGACATGTAATGCTGCTTCTGCGCTTCAAGGCTCACCAGCTGCTCACTGGAATCGGTAGATACGCGGCAGTATGCAGCCACTCTTACCTTCCTTGATTTCCTTGTTTCGTTCTCGATCTTTGTTATTCTTTTCATCAACTCCAGCTCCTTTTGTCGTGTGACATGTTACCTCTGAACCCCAGTAATATCAACGGTTTCAGGTCATTAACGGAGCAAGTGCCGGACTGAAATTCCTTACGTGTTCCCGACAGATCCTCTCATATTCCTCCGGCGTGATCCCGCCTTCATCGAGAAGATTTTTTGTTAGTTTCACTGCCATGTGATACCGGAAGTCCCTTTCCAGGTCCTCTGCCGTCAGCGGCTCTGCCCGGCCTCTTATCTCTTCCGGGTTTGTGATGATATGTTTCTCTGCCATATGTCTTTCAACTCCTTAAAAGGTATTCGGAAACTTGTCCCTCACCTTCCCACGGACATCCGGCGGCTTTTGGAACGAAAAAATGGCATAAAAAAAGCGGTCTGCAGGATCGACTCCCGCAGACCACAAATTTACAGTTTTGTCACATACTTCATACTGATCCAGCCTGCTCCTGATTTCAGTCTGCCCCAGTCACCTTTGGTTTCGACAATCGTATAAACTCCCGGCTTGATAAAACCGTTCGTTCTGAAGCTTTTTCCAGGACCTTTACGGATATACAGATCTTTTATACTGACCCTTACCAGAAACGGATTCAGATAATCATCCGGATCATAGATGCCGAGCAGCTTGTTCACCTCTGTAGCGATGTATTTGAACTTCGTTTTCAGGTATGTCCCGGGACATGCCGTTGCAGAAACCCAGCAGTGCATACAGAGATTCCCGGTGAGATCCCCGGTATATTTTATTTCCTTGATTCCGTTCCTTCTGCAGATATCGGCGATCAGTTTTATGCAGGTATCGATCGTCTTGTCCGATACATGCCAGTTCCCTGATGCTCCCTGATCATTGGCAAGCTCGATACTGATACTCCTCTGGTTGTAGGAGAAGTTCCCGCAGTGCCAGGCTGTATTGCTCTCATCGACATAGCACCCGATGTTCTTCCCGTTGATGCCGTAGTGCGCTGATGCCTCCCTCGTTCTGAAGACATTACCGCACTGCTTCACGGTAAGGTTGCCGGCCATGTGATGTACGAATATCTTGTCTATCTTCTTGCCTCCGCGACCCTTGCTCTTCTTGCTTGTCAGATCAGTGTATGTAACAAGTGACGATCTACTCATTGTCATCACCGCCTTCGGCCGGTTCCTCGCCCTTGCCCATTGCCAGAAGTTCATCAGCATCCATCGGCAGTTTCAGATGCTGCTTGAACAGCTGATTGAGTCCTACGGCTGCAAGACCGGAAACCATTCCCTTTACGATGCCTGCATAGTCAGCACCAAACAGAACCGCTCCGGAAGCAGCACCAATCAGCAGCAGGACTGTCGGGATCCATTTATTGTCAGTCGGCAGCCAGTATTTCAAGACTGTGCCAATGCAGAGACAGGCTGCAGTGATGATAGGGATTATCATCTCATCGATCAAAGTCATTTCCATCGTTTCACCTCCATAAAAAAAAGACGGTCATCCCGTCTACTTGGCAGTTTTCGGTTTTTCCTCAAGGCTCTCCATCCGTTCTTTCAGATCGCCATTGCCTCCTAAATCGTGGTATAGAGCATTCTCTTCCACGATAGAGGTCCATTCGCCTATAGGAACGTGGTCCCTGTCAAGCCAGTAATCACACCTCGCTATGAGGTCCTGGCGAAGCAGATACATCATAGCAAGTTCCATCGCCGTCTTCTTTCTTCCTTTCTGCTGGACTTTGTACAGAACAAGCTGCCAGAATCCGGAACTTGCGAAGACGGCTACGATAACGGCAACAATCGCGTTCATCTACATCACCTTCCATTCATCCTTTGTCGGCTGTTGCTTCGGCGACCAGTCATACATTACAAGTAAAAAAAGAAGTGCCCATCCAAGCGGCACCCCAAGTACAAATCCAACAAATACGTATGCAGCTATCATGATATACCTCCTCTACGCTGTTCTCTTCCATACGAAATGATCACAGAAGCCGTCAGCCATTGAACTGATATCCTGGGTCACGAACACAAATGACAGATCACAGGATTCTCCCGTTGTAGACGGATATGATGTTGCTTTCGTCACCCAGTCATACGATGAAAGGACTGAGCGTTCTTCAGCCAGGTTTATAGTAAACAGGCCTACTGCGTTGCATCCGTCGCAATATCCGACCGGATAGACCACGTGTCCGGCACTCAGCCCAACCGAGCTTCGGGTCAGCGTACCAATAGTCGTTGTCGAATCACTCAGAGCCACCTTGTTCTTCCAGGTAAGCCTGAACTCTACTGTATGACCATGTGTTATCGCTGCAAAAGCACCGTTCGTCGTAACTGATGTGTTGAACGAGAAGCCGGATGTTATCCATGAGTATTTGAAGCTCTTATCAATAAGCGTCCATGTGCCACGGCCAAGGATTGACGCCGGATTAGTATTCGTACCCGTTACATAGCAGGAGTTCACAGGATAAAGCAGGTCGATGATCCCTGCCGCATTCAGGAACCCGCTGTCATTCGTGAGATCAGATACTTTTGTCGGTAAAGATGCTGATGTGATGAAGCCGGCGTCATTCACCAGATCTGACACAACTGTCGGCACGATGATATCCGCCGATACATTGGATGAGGCATTTGCTGAAAAAGTTCCTACGGACTTGCCGTTCTTTTTTATATCCAGAACAGCATCGTTCACCACTGGTATTACCGGTTTATCTGACAAATCGTCATAACTTCCCGAAGTGGCAACAGCTGCAAGATTCGGAGCATTTGAGAGATCCGAATACTCGCCTGATGTCGCAACTGCCGCAAGGTTCGGAGCGTTTGACAGATCCGAATACTCACCTGATGTCGCAACCGCCGCAAGATCCGCACTGTCGGCTTTGTCTGACAGTTTGTCACCGGTTCCGTTTTCAAAATCTCCTGCGCACCATGTATTACCATCCCAGTCAACTGTGAACGCGTTACTACGGTCCAGATCATCGTCAGAAACATATCCTTCGCCATTCCCTATGGTAAACGGTTTAAGTTCCTGTGCTATCGTAATATGCAAATGCCAGCTTCCCGGATACAGCCAGCTTTCATATTCAATATCAGTACCCGTGTCATTCGTAACATGTACAGTCGCAATATCGTTCGCAACCGTTACATATGCATCTATGATCACGTCCTGGAGCTGCTGATGCGTAGCGCTAAGTTCCGCTGTGACTTTAAAAGGTTTATCCGGGTAGTATGTTGTACCGTCACTGAAATCGAAAGTGAAGTCTTTCGTATCACCGTTCATCCAAATTTCTCCGAATAAATACTTCTCCTGATACAATGATGGAAGGTTATACTTTCCAATGGCGTATTCAAATGGTCCCCCGGCTATAGTTCCGCCCCCTCCGGCATGAGATCCCTGTCCGAGGGCTGCTGTATCCCTGCCTTCAGCGTGGGATGAGTCACCAGATGCATTTGCAAATGAACCTTCTGAATGTGAACCGCCTCCGGCTGCTGTAGTATTTTCACCCTCAGCATGAGAGCTGTATCCTTCAGCTCTGGTATAGTTTCCTTCTGAATGAGAAAACCACCCGGAAGCAGAGGTGCCGCTTCCTTCAGCATGAGATCCTTCTCCAAGTGCATTTGTTTTCAGGCCTTCAGCATGTGATATTTCACCGCTTGCAGTTACATCGTAACCTTCGGCAATACTCAGAGGTCCCACACTGTTCTGGTTCTGCTTTCTTTGACCAAATGTATATGCTTTGGTCCAGAGAGCATCTGTTCGCCGATTCGTATATTCGATGTTTACTGTTGCTCCCTTTGGCGGCACATACCCGCCGTAAAACTGAAACTCGCCTTTAAACTCCGTACCGTAAGAGTATGTGTAATAATCGCGTGATAACTCCTGTCCGTTTACCTTTACGGATTTAATGGTCCACGGCCAGAAATAGAACTGATAATATGTTCTTTCTCCATCTGACACAAATCCATAGTTAAAAGTAGCATATCCGTCATCATTCCGGAGATCGCTCACATGCATAAACACCCTGCCCTCGGAATCCACCATCTGCATAGAGTGAAAATCGACAGAAAGATGTGCATCTTCATTTTTCCCCAGCTGCAGATCGTCTGAATACTTTGCAACGATTCTGTTCAAACCGCTGGTGCTGTCTATGATATAAACTCCATCATCAGCGATCTGAACTTTCCACGGGCTGTCATCAGCCGTTACAAAAAGTCCATCGTTAGTAAGTGCAAGATGCGACGCCACATAGTTGCTTATTGCTTCATCCATCTCATACCATCCTTCCAGGGCTGGATTCTTCCCTGTTGTATCTGTCACAGGAGAGAACGTATTATCCTGGTTTTTGATGTAATATGTTTTCCCTGTAACCGGTGTAGTATCCGTTGTGACAGTTGAATGAGCCGTGATCCAGTTAAGAGTGCCAACAACATTCTGGGCAATAGCCAGTCCCTCCAGGGTTGCATCGATATCATTCTCTGCATCTGCTACTCTGCCTGAAAGAGATGAGATGTCATTCTCTGCCGTTGTGATGCTCCCTTCAGCAGCAGCGATTCTTCCGTTAAGGTTCTGGATATTGCTTTGAGCAGTCCCTACCTCCGACTGCAGTGCAGAAATGTTTCCCTGGATCGCGGTGATATTTCCCTGGGCTGTACTGACTGCGCCCTGCAAAGTCGTGATGTTCCCCTCGATGGCAGCAATGTTTCCTTCAGCTGAAGCCACCTGTGCTTCGAGCGCATCAACTTCATCTGTAAGAGCATCAACAGCCTGAGTAGCCGTTTCAGCCGCAGTCCTGGCCGTTTCAGCATCAGCCTGTGCCTGCTGTGCGCTCTGTGCTGACTGAGCCGATGATGCCTGTGCTGATGTGGCTGCTGATGCCGCCGTCTGTGCTGATCCCTGTGCAGCATTCGCTGAAGTTTCTGCGTTGCCGGCGCTCACGGCAGCATTTGAGGCGGACTGCGCAGCTGATGCTGCATCAATCGCCGCGTTCTGTGCAGCTGTATGTGCGGCAATAGCGTCAGCCTTTGCCTCCTCTGCTGTTGACAGAGCTCTGTCTGCTTTCGCCCTGATCTCCGAGAGCGATTCCCTCCAAGGTGTGGCAAGGCCGCCGCCCTCGATCTTGAGATTCGCGATCCCCAGGACTGCTCCGGCAGGCATCTCCGAGAGATCAAAAAAGACACCCTGTGAGGATGCCTCCACCGGATCTTCCCCGTCTCCTATGACAGATGCCGTACTTGTGTGATGTATCCATGTTCCCGAGAGATCCACCTCATCGAGATCCTCCTCGCTCACGCCCTCATACGCATCGAACTGAAGCTGCATGCCGGTTCCGTCAGCGTTCCTGACAGCGATGACCGGGATATTGAAGAGTTCGGACATGCGGAAGTCGCATGACAGCGTGTATGCATTGTCCGGAGTATCCTCACCGAGCTTTTTGCGCAGTTCCTCCGCACGGAACATGATGTGATTGTTTCCCGCAGACTGACATGTCACTGTGAGGATATCGATGCCGTCATCAGTATCCGCATATACCTTCTCGTTCTGTGCTGTCAGCTCGATGCCACCTGAAGCCGTCCATCCGTCCGTTCCCTTGTTGGTGCCTATGAGTTCATTGACATTGCCAAGCCCGAGATCTGAAGTGCCCTGCGTCCCTACGATATTCGCATTAACGTTTTCAATATCTCCCGAAACATCATCAAGGCCTGCCAAAACATCTGACATTAGGTCATCATAGGTTGTGTCAGGAGTCGTTTCGTCTTCCGGATTCTCTGTGATGCTCCACTCGTATCTTGACGGATCTGTCGAATCCGTATCTGAAGTATCCGCATAGTTGCCGCAGTAAAGAGCACCTTCGTATTCAGTCAGAGAGAAGCCCGTTCCGTCAGGATCATCCGCCCATGCCGTATGAGAGTACAGGACGATGCTTCCCATATTCAGTTCAGTTACCATACTGCCCTCCTTAGATATGTGCGATCCACAGGATGGACGTATCCACCTTCGTTGTCCTGTAGAAGTAGATATTGAAGCCTGTCGTGGTTATGTCAGAGACGGAAACGAAGCATACCTGCGGAGCCCCCGTCCACGGGGTCACGATGACATTCGGCCTCTTCGTGAATGCCTTCGGGAACTTCACATACTGCTTGTACGTTGTCTTGGCCGCCTTGACGGTGACCTTCGCTGTTCCGCTCTGCATGTTCCTGTAGCTCACGTTGTTCGATGCATCGATAGTGACTGCCTGATTTATCCTTGCAACTGCTGTCGACGCTGCGTTCTGTGATGCACTGGTTATCTCTGCATTGAGATTGTCCGCTGTAAGAGGTGTACCTTCTTCGATGATCTCACCCTCATCACGGACGAGCGTATATCTTCCGAGTTCGTTCCCCTCATCGTCATAAAGGACGAATCTGTTGGGATACTCGACCTGTCTGTTTGTAAATGCCATTGTCACATCCCCCTTGTATAAGCGTCAGGCACTTCCGATACATATACCGGATCACCCGCGTAGCAGACCGCCTTCTCCTGATTGAACATATACTGCAGTCTCTCGTAAAGAGCCTGAAGATATGTCTCCGCAGCGTTGAATGTTGCGGATGTCATGTCAGTTCCCGGCATCGCTCCCGGTCTTGTCTCCACAGCCTCCGCCACGACACGTGTCGCAAGTTCCAAAGTACGGAGTCTCGATATGAGAGCGTTCCAGTTTGCGGCGGTAAGAAAATCATCCTGCGTGTAGTCTGCCTTCAGACCTGACCCGGCAAGATGATTTATGTTTCCGAAGATCCTGTTGAGATCCGCCGGAAGGACTCTGTCATTGTCCGTCCATGTCGTTTTTGGTGTGATCCATGCCATCAGCAGACCCCTTTCCTGTAAGTTATCTCCGATATGAGTCCGCCTGCCTCATGCGAAAGTACTATGCTCTGTATGGTGCAGGCCTCGACTGTTCCATCAAGACGATGGAAATAAAAAACATCACGCGGCTGCATTCTCGGATCTCCTTTCCATCTGAACGAGCCTGTGATGTTGGATCTTGTAAACAGGTATTTGTAATATGGATATATGAGAGTAGTCCCCCCGTATACCCTTCCGATGCCGAGCGTCTGCATCTCGACAGCCGTGCCGGGCCTCTTGTCATCAGGCATCAGGGACTTCACTCCGGTATTACCTATGGAAACTGATTTCCCTTTCACGATGCACTGATCATAGGTCTTTGTCTCTTCCTTGTATATCCACTTTCCTTTGTTCTTGCCGGAAGTATACTTCTTTCCGGTGCTGACCTTGACCTTCTTCGTCGTTGTTGTCTTCTTTGCCGTCCACACGATCTTCGATGCTGTGGCGAGCTGGCTTGATGCATTGCTGACATTCAGATACCACCAGTATCCCTCCGGCTCCAGACTGTACCCTTTGCCCGCCTCGACGTTCCTGGTCTGAAGCGTCTGGACCGTGCTGTTCCTCGAAGCTGTAGGATGAAGGCCATAGTCTCCGGCAGCAGTTATCTTTGCTATATTCCTTTCGACCACTCTTGTGACATCACCGCACTCATCCTCATAGATGTCCCACTTTTTTACCGGCTTTGACCAGTATACCCTTGGTATGCCCGCGTCAACGAATGTCGGCCAGAACGAGCCGTTATGGGCAAGGTTCATGATATGAGCAATGATCGTCCTTGATGTGTTCTCGTCCCATATAAGTGTATATGCAGTGCTTCCCGAGGTTGTTCCCGGGGCACTCTCCTTCTGAACGAGCTTTATGCCCGAGTCAGTAATGAACTTCACGAATCTGTTATACAGATCTCTCCGTCCGGTCCCCGCAGTGCTGTTCAGCACCTGCGCTATATTGTTCTTCTTTTCCAGCTTGTGACTTGCGTCCTCGCCCTTAAGCGTGATGATGTTCTTCGTCATGGAAGCCGGCTCCGAAAGATAGAAGTTCCTGACAGGAGAATAGTCACCAGGATATCCGGCGTAATACCATATCGGCACATCGTCATTGATGTTGCTTATGGCCTCCGATATGTCATCCGGCCAGTAAGCCTTTATCTCTATATCCGATATCTCCCACGAAGGATCGGCTATGGACAGATCGGAGCGCAGCGATGCTGTGACCGATATGAGACTGTCCTTGTCGAACGACATGGATATCCCCGGAGTGATCGATGCTATCTCAAGCCTTCTTGAAGGGTCTGTCGATGTGAAAGTCAGCGTGACTGATCCGGCATTCACAGGAATGACCGTGATCCTTCTTATCTCATAAGTATTCCCGTTTGCCGTGACTGTACCCGTGCCTTCTGACCCGTTTTTCACTGCTATGGTGACAGCAGGAATATTTGTCGCGGAAGTTACCACCACTGTGAAACTCCCTCCCACTGAAGTCCGCACACCTACCTTCCCGTCTGCAAGAGATCCGGCAAGAGTCTCATTGTACAGCGAGCAGCTCCCGTCCAGAGGGAATCCGCTGCCCTGAAGGTCTGTCATCGTTCTCATATCCCAGTTCTCATTGTCAAGTGCTGTATTGACATTGGGATCCTTCGCCTTTATGTTTCCGGAAAGCTGGAATGTCAGGTCAGCCGACATCCTTGCAGACAGTCCGCAGAACACATCCATCGGGTCACGTATCCTCGATGCGTTTTTTATATCAATAATGGACATCGATGAACCTCACCTCCACGGATATGTTCTGCCATGCCGCACTTCCGTCAATGCCTGTGAATCTGGTCGGTATATTTGTAAAAGAGCCTCTGATTATCTTCTCTGTATGTTCGCCGTCACTGTCCGTGAATATGAGAGTTGCTTCCCCGGACAGACCTGTGAGCACGTCCAGCATGGCCTGCGGTAGTGTGTCCCAGGAAAGCGTCATATCGGAATACTTCCAGCCGATACGGTCCGCGATCAGCTTTCCCGTGCATGTCGTATACTCGGCAGCATAGACATCCTCCCTCTTCGGTGAAAAGTCATTGGGTCTGTATATGTCAGTGCCGTTTATCCTGATCGTCTGCATTATCCGAGCCTCCTCTTATATACATCGTACAGATCCACGATAGCCTCACCGCACTTCGCACCGGACGGATACAGATATGTGTTGATCACTATCGTTCCTCCGGTTCCTGCAGACTGCATCGAAACTGCGCTGGCCACACCGTTCACGATCGAGTCGCCCATCTCACGGAACATCCCTCTCATCTGATCCCAGAGGACATCAAGAGGAAGAGCTGCTTCCGCACCGGCTTCTCCGAAGCCCTTTGTTCCGCTGTTCGTATTGAACAGAGTGGGACGGGTAAAGATAGCGCCCTGCTTATACCAGTCAATGCCTATTGTCGGCTTGGTGCCTTTGCCGCCGATACCCCAGGGTGCCTTGCCTCCGGAGATCCTGAAGTGAGGAAGTTTCATGTTGGAAAACACCCGCCCGACACGCAGCGGGAAGAGCCCCCGGATTTTCTTGATGATCCCGCTGACCGTATTCTTTGCTGCCTGGATAGGACTGGTGATAGCGTTTTTGATCCCGTTCCAGATCGAAGCAACACTCGACTTAAGAGCCTTGAAAGACCCTGATACCGCGTTCTTTATGGCATTTACGATACTGATGACACTTGTCCTGAGTGCATTCACAGTACCGACCACATTTGCCTTAGCCTGTGAAATGAGACTCGTCATCACGGTCTTTATGCCGTTCCAGACCGCAGAGGCCGTGCTCTTCAGTTTATTGAATGCACTGACCACTCCGTTCACAAGTCCGGTCACAAGCGATGTTATCTTTGTCTTTATCGCATTGAAGATACCGGTGATCGCTGTCTGTATCCCCTGAACTATGCCTGTGACCTTTGCCTTCAGGTCGTTCCACATCTTGACGATCGCGTTCCTGAACTCTATCGCCTTGGCCTTGATCTTATCCCAGTTCTTATACAGCAGGACTCCGATAGCAATAATGGCTGCTATCGCCGCCGCCACGACAAGTATCATCGGATTGAATCCGGCAAAGGCAGCAAGCAGCTTCGGAGCCATCGTCATGATACTCCCGACACTCGACATCAGTGTTCCGATGATCACGAGCAGCGGTCCCACTGCAGCAACGAGAAGCCCGATGATGGTTATGACTCTCTGTGTAGCCGGGGACAGATTATTGAACTTCGTCACAATCACATTCAGCCAGTCTGCAAGCTTACGGAGCATAGGCGCAAGTGTTGCTCCGATAGCTATCCCCGCGCCCTCGAGTGCTGACTTCAGAAGAGTGATCGATCCGCCCAGATTGTCCAGCTGTGTGTCTGCCATCTGTTCGGCTGCTCCGCCGGCATTGTCGATAGCTTCTCCGACCTCGTCCCATCTGTCGGCAGATGTGTCGAGCAGTGAGTTTACCGCAGCAAGGTCTGTCTTGTTGAATATCTTTGACAGAAACGCAGTTCGCTCTTCCGAGGACATACCTTCCATAGCTTTCTGCAGTTCAGGGAAGATATCTTCGAATGATCTCATGTTCCCTTCCGCATCATAGATCTCGACACCAAGGTCCTTGAATGCATTCTTGGCCTTGTCGGTATTGAAGGAAAGCATGATATTACGGAGATGCGTTCCTGCCTCAGATCCCTTGATACCGTTGTCCGCCAGGATACCAAGTACCTGATTCAGTTCCCTGGTACCGCCTGCCATACTCTTTGCAGTCGGGCCAATCGTCAGGATAGCTTCTCCGAGCTGCTCGACGGAGGTGTTCGTGGTGGACGATGTCTTCGCCATCTGATCCACCATCGTTTCCGTCTCCTCCATAGAAAGCCCGAGCGCCGTCTGTGAATCGGTGACCATATCCGAAGCCGCGGCAAGGTCCATGTTTCCTGCCGCAGCGAGATTCAGAACCGTCGGCAGCATCTCCATCGACTCTTCAGCGGAGTATCCGGCAAGAGCCATGTAGTTCAGAGCTTCGGCTGCTTCAGTTGCCGAGAAAGCGGTCGTGCTTCCCATCTGGATTGCGAAGTCGCGGAGATCCTGGACTTCCTCGTTTGTCACACCCATCGTGGCAGCAACCTGCGACATCGCAGAATCGAAATCCATCGTCGATTTGACAGATGCCACTCCGAGCGCCGTAAGAGGCGCAGTGACATACTTCGAGTAGCTCTTGCCGACGCCTTTCATCTTATCGCCGACGTCCTTGACCTTCTCTCCGGTCTTTGCCATGCTGTCGGCTATCTTTTCGACATCGGACGGCACCTTGGTCAGTTTGTCGAACTCCTTCTGGAGCATCTTCTCCTTGGCTTCGGTAGTGGCGATCTGTCTCTGAAGCTCATCGTGCTTCTCGGCAGCGCCTTCAACGCCGTTCTCCATGTCCCTGCTGACCTGCTCGTCAGCCTTGCGGAGCATTTCCAGCTTATCCTTCGTGGCTTTTATCTCATCGCCGAGAAGGCGCTCCTTCTGCTTGATCAGATCCGTGTTCCCGGGATCCATCTTCAGAGCCTTCTCTACCTCGGACAGCTGCTTCTGAACGGTCTGCGTCTCGCGGTTCACATTGCGGAGAGCCTTGTCCAGCTTTGTGGTATCGCCGTTCAGCTCAATAGTAATGCCTTTTATATTTCCGGCCATTCAAGACCCTCCTTTCTGTAGATTCACGCATCAAAAAACACCTCCGAAGAGGTGTCGATGATCAACCGTCAAAAAATTATTATTTCTTGAATAAGT